GCTCCGGTGCTCGAAAGCACCCGCGGTAGTTGGTTAAACTACCCCGAATCCCCCGTAACTAGTACGGGGGCATCCACCTTGATTTGATGTCGACGATCAAGGGACGTCCCTGACGTTCCAAGTGATTCGGATCAATAAAAGGTTCTTCACCTTCCTTGAGAAACCACTTTAGGAGGGCTCCGACTCCATCCAACTTAGAGTTGGGTGTTCGCGGAATTGCTACATATCCCCTAACCAAGGGGCGATGCAGTTCAGAACACACTCTCTCAGCTTGGTAGCCAAGAAAGGAGGTTCTACCCAACAAGGGTGAAGTAGGCTCGACAATCGGAAAACCTCGGGGGAAGAGTCTCCCGATTCGGTCGTCGAGCCACTTAGTAGTTTCCCACATACCCTGAAGATAAAACAGGTTACGTAGGGCTACTAAGCTCATCACTCCTTGAGCGTCAGTCAGTGAAGACGGTAAATCACGGCGAACGCGGACTGGTGTAACATCCACGCCGTCGTAATAATCACCGCCACAAGACTCACGGAACTTGCCGTTCCAATAAGACTTGCCGGTATTGACCTTGAAGCCTAATAGCTCCAAGACCTGATTCACTGAACACACACTATCTACGGGGACAATGATATCATCCCCATAGACGCGTACCCTACCAGAATGGGATTCAACATCCTTCCTGGTAATCCGGCGATTAAGCCCATTTTCGATTCCCATATAGACTGCAGTTAGAAACACCGCAGCCTCGATAGGAAACGTAAGGGCTGAACCCATGGACGCGAACTTGGATAAGGTTATGACACCCCATCCAGGCACTTGGGCCTTAGAGGACCTCGTTGCCATGACCGCCTCTCGCAAGAGTGGCCAATTGCATAGGAGATTCTCAACATGCCCAATCGAGACTCGATCGGAAGCCTCACTCAAGTCGAGTGTGGCCAGCTCACCTGTGAGCGAACCTTCAGCGGCGAGGAGCCTATTTGGCACCTGATCGCTGAAACCGATCTGCCCTTCGATCAGATTGCGCCGGCTGTTTTTGCCGACGCGATCGCTCTCGAAGGATACAACGAATTCGCGACAAAGGGCCTGCTGCATGTATTGCATACAGGTTGGCTCTACCGCGATGATCCTCGGAGTCTTGAGCGTTTTTGGTACGGTAATGACCTTAACGGGTCTTTCCGCACCAGGTTCGAGGAAGTGGACGTCCCCAAGGCTTTCGCTGGCATAACGCCAGTTTGGGAAGATGTAATCCCCGAAGGGAAACAGCTTCTCGAGCCTTATGGGCCATTCCCGCTGGTCAAACTTAGAGTTTCCTCTAAGTCCGTCAGCAGTGGCGCCGGGACCATGCTTGGGACGGATTTCTCCGTTGTGGAGTTGATTTTCCACGTGACTGAAACAGTCCCCAAACAACAAGGTAGCAACGCGCCTGAACTGTGAATATAGTTCGGGCGCATCTATCTTTGCTATCCTAGCCACTTCCTTCTCACACTCGATGTAGCCCTTTATAGCGTCTTCTACGCGCTCATCCGAGCACGGTAGAAGAATCTTGCCGAACATCATTGTTAATTGACGAACGGCGAAGATGCAATCTATATTAGGCTGATCGAGTAATCGACCGGTCCGTGGATCGAACACTTGATTCAGAAAACCTCCCAAGAATCTTGGAAGGGGACCTTTCCTCTGCAAATGAAAACCTGCAAAGGAATTGGAATCAACTTGCCCTGCATCCAGACTTCTTTCGAAGTCCTTAGCAAAGGCAGGAAGGGTAATAGTCAGGAAAGACTCACCCTCATGTTCGGTCCGACTCAGGACAGTATTATAATCCTGAGTGGCACTGGTGTGACACCAGGCGGCGAGTTCATCGGCCGCCACTCTCCAGAGAATTTTTAGGCTTTTCACTGGCCCTCCTTTCATATAGGTGGTAGCCAGGTCCAAAGCCAAGAGTTCTCGCTGTCTGCTAATCGAACAAGTCGCCTAGGCTCTTTCGAGCCCAGGCATCTTCCTCTTGTTCGGTATCGCTGTGACAACAAGAACGATCCTTCTCCTCCTTACGCTGGATATACGCTCTTCTTTGAGCGAGAACGACGAGAATTACTCGTCCTGCCCATACGAGCAGAGTCTCCCTAATCATTAGGGGAACCGTCCTCGCTGTCTAGAAAAGCACGTAAGGACCCATCTGCAAGATCTCGCATAAACGCGAGAATGATATACTCGCAGATACACGTGACTCCAACAAGGGAACTGATGAAATCACACACAAGTACGTGTGAATCCATCGGGTGGATATCCTTCTGGTTCTCCTTCGCCTTTTCCCGAACAGCTTGGCTATATGGCCAGTTGAACGGGGGCTTAGGATTTTTACCATAGGGATCCCTCCCGGTCAGTTCTCTCCACCAAGAAGCTTGGTGATGTTGGCTCCGGAAGACGCAGAAAGATACGCCAGGAACCCGTCGACGATCAGCTTCAGTTCAGCGTTTGTATAGCCGTTCTGAGGCTGGTCGACAACAAGGTACACGGACATGCTTTGACGCATGTTTTCCGATGTAAAAACATCGGGAGCGATCTTGTTCTGATCAAGCCGGACCTGACGCCGAGTGCGACTCGCATAGTTATGCGAAACACTCAGCTTCAGAGTGGCGTCATCCTTCTGGAAGGCGCCAGTGTTGACCCCGGAAGAAATCCGGGGAAGGGAGTTCGCTACCGCATTAATGGTAACGGACTGGGGATCGGCAAATGCCATCTTGACAGTTCTCCTTTAAGGGGACGGTGTATTTAACACCGACATGGTGGTAATCCAGCTTGACTAGCTGGTCAGCCAACGTGAATCGGACGCACCTTGTCAGGGTGACTTATGTCTTGGTTAAACCAAGCGCCGTCATCACAGCGACCTGCTTCGCTGAAAGCGAAGACAGAGTAGCACCAAATCCATATGGTGAAGAGGGCACGCGGCGTGCTTGCTTATAGAGATGCTCACGACGAGCATCTCCAGCAAAGCCTTGACCGCTCCAGCGCCCCCACGAGGTAGTCTTTCGACCAGTCTCGTGCATGGCATAGCCATATTGCAACACCAGGCCATCGGTTCCTAAGGCGGAAATGTTATGTAACAAATCGCCAGTATTAGCGAACCAGTCCATGGCCCACGTCCACGGGGAGAGATTCCAAACGACCTCAGGTGTTAACCTAAGGCCAAGAATCTTACCGGCTTGCGATTTCCAGTAGTCCATCTTACCACTAAATCCTCCACTGGGCTCAGGTACAAAGTATCTAAATGCACCTGAGAACCAACGTTTGGACCAAGTGGTCTGAGATTGACCTCCCTGTAGCCATCCGTACGGTGTTCCGAAGGTTCCTGGTAGGGGAAACATTGCCCCTATGTAATTCCAGGAACTATCAGAATCGTCCGGAAAGTGGTATCCAACGCGGGTTTTGTGCCCAGAACCTTTTTGGTACTGAGCCCACGTCGTGTGAGAGTCATTTACAGCCCTCGCAAAGGTCTGTAGGTCGTTGACCAATGGTCTCCAACCGAATTCGTAGTTCAGATATTCCTTGCCCGCTTTGCGAGCTCGGATCGTCTGATCCCGAAGCATGCTCCCACCGATAATGCTGGGGACACCTTGCCTAAGTTCGCCTACCGCAACTGCGGCATCGAACGAAGGGTTAGTCGGAGCTGATCGTGCAATGGCAGTAGTGCCACGCGCGATCATCTGTGCGTCCGTATCCATGGCAGGCTTATTAGGCCCGCTTGTGGAGTTGGACGGTCCACCGACCGTGACTTTTCCGATGAATCTATTCTGATTCACGGAAAAGGTCGTACAGACTTCAGTAGACCTTGTTAAGAGAAAAGGTCCACCGTCGTCTATGCCCGTATTTATCGGGGCATGATTGAACGACGCGCCCTCAATCGAAGATTGAGTGCTCCACGATCCGTTAATCCAGCCTGTGTAGATAGATGAACGCCACTGATAAGGGTTTGGACCCTCTGTCAGCGTCGTGTTTTTGAATAATACCATCTACCTACCTTACCACTTGTGTTATGGATTTGAGTAACCATAGTCAGCGTAACTGGAGAGTTACACCAACTAGTGCCGGGAGCCCCCAAG